TAACTGGAACTGTACCACTTGTTACCATTGAACTATAAGAAGATGTTGAGGCACTATTGGCTAATCGTTCCCTTGTTGTAATGGCAACGGTAGCCGTTGCATCTACAATGGGTCTAACTTCTGTTATATCCGATCTTAAACCTGGAAACAACTCTATTTCACTTGTTTCTATTTCTACTTCATTACTATTGCCAGAAAAAATAGCCGCTTTATTGTCTCCATTAATAGCACCTAAATACCTTTGGCCTCCCAACCAAAAATCAGTATCTAAAGCAATATTAATATTATCTATACTTGAATCAATTAAATCCATTGTTTCAACGGTGTAAGCTCCAACGAATTGAGAAAAAATGGTACTAGCTGACGCATTAGCAAAAGACCATTTTTCGGTAACATAATTATAAATTAAAAGTTTGTCACAAATACCAGTCGTATTCGCCTGATTGTCTGCACTTGGGTATAACCAAATAGCTAATGTATTAAATGGATCAACCGCCTCTCCAATTCTGTCGGAATAGGCCTTGTCTAAATCTATATCAAAAAAACGATTTACTTTTTCAGCACCAATCGGTTTAATATTATCTCCTTTCACTTCAAAGAAACCGTCATCAGCATAAAAGAAAACCCTTCGGTTATCTTGGCAAACTGTTTTTCCATAAACTGCACCCCTGTTAGGAGATACCACAGAAAATCTAAAGATAGTTGTTCCGCCCACATAGTCTAAACGCACTATTTCATTTTGTCTAAAAATATAACCATATTCACCAGAAGTGATGGCTACAATCTGTCCACCTGAACCTGGAAGGTCTTGACTATCGGCTTGTTTTGATCCTGCAGTCCAAGTCGTAATATCATTAATACCTGACCATTGAACTCTGTTTGTTGCACCACTAATATTTCCTGTTACTAAAAAATCTCTTATCACTCCTGATACTTTAAATAGAGGTGGAGTTCCATCGGTTGCAATCGCTGAAAGATTGGCAAAGTTAGTTGAAGTTCCCATTAAATAATATTGGGGAGCATCCACTCCATTGCTTACAATGAGATAATCTCCAAATTGCGTAAAGGTAATAAAATCGGTAGCCGCTCCTGTTAATGGAACACCACCAGTAAAATCAGTAACAGCCATTCTAGTCGTATCGGAAGAAGTAACAGTAAGGTTATCGTTTCCTATTGTTGCTCTAGTAACGGTTACTACATTTGCCGCTGGATTAACTGCTGAAAAATTAGCATTTGCATTGATACAAGTAAAAATATTATCTGCTGTCGTATCGTTAGATTCGTTATGAAAAAATTTATCGGTAGCAGGCGTTCCTGTACCAGCTCCTTGACAAGTAAATGTAACTTCAACTCCAGCATTTGTCGTTAAAACAATCGTTGAATCGGTGGCTATATTTGAATAATCGGTAACTGTAATGGTGCAAGTTGCATAAGAAGTAGTTAATAATTTTCCACCAGCACCCCTATCAGTAAATGCTCCTGCTGATAATTGATAAATCGTTTCTTTGGTTGCCGCAAAGTTATAACTGGTATTGCCTGTTGATCGAAATGAACCAGCTCCTTTTGATAAATCCGCAATAGCATTGGTACTATAAGATGTTAAAGAAGGAAAAGGTTTGTAGCTTCTAGCAGCAAAATAAACATTCTTTGCTATATTCGCACCTGGATTCATAAACTTGGGTTGATCCGGTAGCCATTCTCCAAAAGGTACTTGCATCTATTTCCTATTCGTTATTGCTTACGATAACTCTTCCTGTGTTAGAAAAAGGAGCAGCAACCGTTACGTCAGAACGACTTTGTAAAGGCGAACCACTCCACTCATCTTCTCTATCGTTTCTTTCTAATCGTTCCATACCTGTCGTATAAAGTTGCATCCAATTTTGTAATTTAGACGGTTCAATGCCACCTAAAAAATTAGCCGCATGATAAAGCGAACCGTATAAATAAATACCAGGATGGTTGGTTAAAATATAATTTGTTGTTGTCGAATCGGATAAAGCGTCTATGGCTTTATAATAATTAATGGTTGCGGTGTAGGTTGCGTCTGGTGTGGGAGCAAATCTAAAATTACCTCCTAGTATGGTATAAACAATAGGTCTACCGCTTGTACTTCCACCCCTTGTTTGATCCATTTGAGTTGGAGGCATATACGTTAGGGAATATTTAGCAGAACCGGAAACAATAAAAAAATCCCTGACTTGTAAAAATCCTGTGGGTAATGTTTCCAATTCCGAATCTATTGTAAAAGAGGTGTCGGAAGTAATCATTTTTCTAATTCTTAATTTAGAATTATATTCCGATTCAACCAATTTAATAAAATCGTCAGAAATCTCATCGGTTAAATCAGAACGATTTAGCCAGTTCGCTATTCCTGTTTTTAATTCTGCGTAAGTTGATAAAGCCATTATATATTTCCTGGTGCTGTTTTAAAATATTGATATTCGTTGCTATTTAATTTCTTTTTTAAAATTTTGTTTTGAGTTTCTTTTGGAATACGAAACCAGTTGTTATCACCAGTTTCTTCCATTGCCCAGATTTGTAATGCTAAAGTAGGAATAGAAGCTACCCTTTTTAATGCCCTACTTTTAGAATAGCCATCGTTATGATTATAAAGTTCTTTGTTGTGTTTAAGGTGGGGAGTGATGTTTTGTTCGTCTATAATGCCAACTTCACCACCATTCTCAAGTTCTTCTTTAACAAAAGTGGTTTTACTTAAACCATCAACCTGTGTTTCTTTTTTCATTTAACCTTGACCTCTAGTTTTTTTTCTTTTTGGTTTACGTTTACTATATGCTTTCGCATGACGGCCTGGTCTTTTTCTCCTAGTTTGCTTTACATGAACATACCCATAAGACCTGGGTTTAGCCATTAAGACATTTCAGTAGCGTAACAATCACCAGTACCAATAGCAGCAAATTTCACACCTTGTTCAGGTACTTTTATTATTTCTACTGTGTCAGCAGGAATAAATAAATCTGTAACAGCAGCAGTTGGTGTTGCAGCAAAAGCAATGTGCATATCCGCACTAGCAGCTATTCTTACAAATACTGTATCTGCATTAAAAGCGGTTGATGATGCAGCACTTGATCCTGATGGCGATACTTTGTGCGTTGTGCCTGGAGCTAATCCATAATTATAAGCCATTTATTTTTTTCTCCTATTTAATTTTAGAGGGTGGAAAAACCGCTAGGTCAGAGCCACCCCCAATTTTGTTTATACTATTTTCAAATAACAAATACTATCTTCTAATAACAAAAGTTACATAAAGCACATTTGCATTAGTTGATGCACCATCTGTAATTATTTCAATAGTTCCATCTTCAGAAACAGTATTTGCCGCAGTTGGCTCAGATGTATCTACATCTCCAACCGCAGAACCAGAATAAGCAACTGTAATTGCTGAATCGGTCATAGCTGTTCCACCAATTTCAAAAGTAATTGCTGCATTTGCTGTAGCAATCACACCTTGAAGTGCGGTAATAATTTTGATGACTCTCCCACCATCAGGTATTCCAACATATGTTGAAGATGCCGTACTGATGTCTGCAATTTTTGCAGTTAAAAAATAATCGTTTAATGTTCTCATTTTTTTATCCTCATTGTTCCGCCCTTAATCTAATCTCAGGACTTCAATGTTAATATAAATGCAAGGGGAGCAGATTTTTAGATTACCCCCCTTACACTGTTAGGTATTACGAAGTAGTTACGTCTGTAACCAGTCCGCTTGATAGTTCATTCTTCGCTTCAAGAGTATATTCAACTACCAAAAATCTTTGATCTGCATCAGCAGTCTGTGCAGGATTTTGAAGTTTGAAATCTCTCAAGAACGACACTGCCCAGAAATCCATTTCTAGTAAGTGAACATCTTGTCCTCTTTTAGCAGAAGTTGAATTAGCTTTTCTAATCCAACGATTCGGAATAACTTGCATTGTTCCGAAGTCAGATTCGTAAACATCGATAGAAGTCATAAGTCTTTTATCTTCTGCTTTGTCGAATCTAGTTGCTCCGCCTGTAAAGAAGGATAGTTTTTGTTTATTGAAACCATTAAGCATGATTACATTAGGGTTTCCGCCACTATCCCAAGTAGTCTTCAAAGTTGATCGCAGTAAAGTTTCTGTGAATGCTCTTTGAGTTCCATCTGTTCTAATAGCTCCCCCACCAGATCCAGAACCGCCAGTTCCAGCAGAGACGTTAGTTGAATACCAAGTTGGTAATCCTCCTAAATATCTTGTTGGTGAACCTGAAGTTCCAGCAGCAGCCGCCACATTAGCTAAAAGAGCATTTTCCATATCTCTTTTTAGTTCTTTTGCAGATTTTGCCACCTGGTATGCTAACTCAGTATTTCTTCCAGCTAAATTCGAAGCGTCATCTGTTCCAGACACTTGACAAGCTTTTGAAGAAATTTGAGTATAGTTACTGACTTTGGTAGACGAAGTAAGCGTAGGATATGAAATCGTAGCTCCTTCAGCTTTCGCATTAGCAGCCACAGCAGTCAGAGTATCTGTTTGCCATGAGTGTGTAGTGTTAGTCGCTTTGTTCTTACCAACGCCTGACATAAAAGGGGTATCTGACGGTGATATATTATAAATAATATCAGCCAAATCTTCCCTTCTACCTGTTGTATTGTAAGTAGTTAATACAGCCATTTGTTTTTCTCCTTGTTGGTTGTTACATATATTTTGTCAAAAGATCAGCAGCATCTCTAGGATTTCCACTTTTCTTCAGACGATTAATTTTATCCAACCTCATTTGACTCATTTTTTCATCTTGATTAACTTTAACGCCTGGCTTGACCACTTGAGTAGGTTTAACAATTTTTTTAGCCAAATTTGGTTTCGGCCTATTCATATTGTTGCGATGGTTCATGCCATCTAAAACCACATCAAATATACGACTATCATAAATACCAGCGATTTCTTTGTCGTTGAAACCTCTTTGTACCATGTAGTTTCGCAAATTAGTTTGTAAGGTAGCTCCTTTAACAGGATCACCAAAATCAGGATGTTTTAATCTCACCTTCATTTGTTCTTCCCTTAAAACACTTTGAAACTGCTCTTGTTGTTGAGTTCTTAGCTTTCTTTGAGCTTGTGCGATTGTTTCTTTTCTTCGCCTTATTTTTCTCTCAATTTTCGCAGCTTCATTTGGGTCTTCATCAAATAGCTTGTCTAATTCTTTTGAATTAAGTTCGCTACTTGCTTCAGCGTTTAAAGTCGCTGTCAGATTATTCAAATTTTCTAACTTGGTTGAATAGTCTTTTGTTAGACGATCTTTGTCAGAAATTAATTGTCTTTTTTCAATAGCCAATTCTTCTGTCTTGTGTCTATAGTCGGCATCTTTTTGATAACCTGCTTTTAGTTCATCAAGGTTTACATCAATCTTTTCACCATTCACTGTGACTTGGTAAAGACTGGTATCTTGAGTTTCTTCAGCGTTTTCCGCTTCGGATGCTTTTACTTGATCTTCAACTTTCTGAACTGTTTCTTCAGATTGAGTTTTGGATTGTGGCTGTTCTTCAGTTTTTGTTTCGGTAGCTTCCTGGGTAGGTTTGGCTTCCTCTGTTTTTTTCTCTTGAACAACCTTGTCTGCTTTTACTTCTTGAGTTTGTTTAGTTGTCGGTTCGTTAATCTTACCCTGATCTAACAATGACTCAACCGCACCAGCAGCACCTTGCACTGTCCTTGTGGACAATAATGGATTTACGTCAGACATAAATGTCCTCCTGTGTTTAAGCTCCCTGATTAGGGTTGGCTTATTCTAACCTTGATGATTAGAATTTCTTTTCTTTAGATTTCTGGAAATCATCAATTTGTTTTTCTGCTAACTTTCCAGTTTCAAGAATTTCTTTAAAATGTTGCTCTACCTTTTTTAAAACTTGATAGGCTAACCAATATTTTTCTCTGGCCTCAGATTCTCTAACCGCAGTCCTATCCAGCAGAGCTTCTGAATAAATTTTCTTAAGTTCCTTAAACGAATCTTGAAAAAGTTTATTCTGTAATATCTGTTTGGCTTGAGATGATCTGCTCAATTCCTTGAGCCGCTTGTCTTGGTCTTTGCTGTCCATTTATATTTTCAAAACGCTTGGTGAACATACTAGCACTTTTTTCTGCCTGTTCAAGGTTTTTCGATCCATGTGCAATAATCACCCTGTCTAATTCGGCATCGGCTTTTATT